CTGCAACTGCGTAATTTCTTCTTGTGAAAGTTCTGGAGCTTTAATCTGAAAACCGCCACGCAATGCATCGTCAACAGGCTGGCAGACTACAGTTCTAAAAAGACCCTGCGTCATATATGAGTATGACAACAGAATACGATTTAGTGAAAGCGGAACATAAGCATTAGCATTTGCTAATGTGTAAGGCTGAGAAATTGTTTCTGGTGAATACGGATAACCAGCAAATTGTCCTTGGAAATTTAAACCTTGTACGAGACCTGAATAACCGCCCATAACTCCGTTTAAGCGGTCAATATTATCTGCTTGTTGTTTAATTGATGCTAGTTCGCTATTAAATTTCTCGATGAGATCTTGACCAATACCTGAAGGTACAGAATTGGTACGATCAGCAGTTGGGTTTCCGTGTTGGTCTAAGATTTGAGGAGAGTCGAACAAAGTTATAGAATTTAGAGGTTAACAACGCACCCCGAAAGGTTGGAAATTAACGAATACATATTTACGTCATTGACGCATAAAGAATTTAAGGCAACAAAAAGAATATGCCTGTCCCCCACAATGAAATATACGGCAAGCACGTCAAACCTGCTGACCGAGATCCAAAGTTAGTATTCGTAGGCGTTCCCATGACTGGTTCTATCAGATGGGAAACCTCCCAGATACTTGCGTATCTATCGCATAACGAGATAGCTGGTTATAAGTTCATAGTCCGTAAAATAGGCGGTTTTGGTTTAGCCAAAGCCCGTAATGCTCTGCTCTGGTTAGCCAGACAGACACCTGCAAGTCAGGTTTTATGGATTGATTCTGATATAAATGCTGGCCCTCAACAGATCGAGCGTATCCTCTCCCATGATGTAGATATGGTAGGTGGTGCTTATCCTAAGAAACAAATCCCACTTACTTGGGTAGGTGAGTTTAATAGTAATACACCTAACTCTCAGGGTTTACTTCCAGCTTTATCATTAGGTACTGGATTTTTGTTACACAAGATGAAGGTAATTGACTTCATCATCGCTCATTTTCCAGAAATCGCCTACTACTCTGACGAAAACTCTACACCCTTTGAATACAAAGACGTTATGCACGATGTATTCAGTATGGGCGTAGTAGATGATCTATGGTTTGGAGATAAATATCCAAGGTATATCACCGAGGATTATTATCTTTGCTATAGATGGTTGAAGTGTGGCGGAAGTTCATGGTTAGATCCTCTATGCCAACTAGGGCATATCGGGACTACCGATTTCTTACACCTCAACGGAAAGTTAGAGGATATGAAAGATCAGATAAATAAGTCTAACTCTGATTTACAACGTGCGTTGTCAAAGAACCCGATTGCTGGGCAAAGGGATTTGTAACAGGCGTTAGTTCTACAGGAGTTATAACAAATTCACCGGGGAGATCTTTACGATTATCCCCGTATTTCATTTCAAAATCAAAGTAAGCGGTGGTCATCCATGCTGGATGTATATTTACATCAAGAAGTGTATTCTTTGACCAAATTGTATTGGCATCAGCATACCAACCACGGACAAAAATAGGCCCCCCATTAGGGTTTACGCAGCTATCAAAGCTAATGCCACGGGTTTTGGGGCGTTTTATCTGATCATAGATCGAATAATCGCCAAGTAGCACGTCATTGATAGAGCAACGAATAAACTCAACATTGAATACACCAGCTTTTAAACCGCAGTCACAAAATGAACTAACTTCCAATGCGTTTTTAACTATTTTTCGATACTTGCCAGTATTAATGAATTTGCAGTCTGTAAATACAACATTACCACCCCTGACTTGGTCATAGGCACGTTCAAGACCATCAATAAAGGTGCAATTATTGTAATAAGCACCATTGATGACAATCGGAGTTGTTCCATCTGGAGCTAAAGATGCGGTTGCTTTGAAACCCCAATGAACATCTGAGCCGTCAAAGGTGCAGTTGTTAAAAGTAGCTACGCAATCATTGCCGTTAAGAGTGAAAACAGATTGACCATCAGTTTTGTGATCTGGGGTATCTGGGTTGTAGGTATTCGTTTTGGAATAGCTTTGGTCGTTGAATATCATGCTCATGGTATTTTTAACTTTCTTTCTTTTTTTGGTGTATAATAAATATCTGGCTAAACTTGGTAAGTAATAAGGGTCGAATTTACCTTTTTTGATGTCTCGGTATATGACTTTACGATCTACCTTTTGGTAATTGGCAATATCGGCAACTGTAAACTTTAGCTGCTTTGCCCTCATCTTTGTAAATTGTTCAGGCTATCTAACACATCAAGAATAGATAGACCGCTACCCAGTAATTGATTTACCCCGTCCGCAAAAGCATCGACTTGGTCATCGTGAGCATGGGTATCGTCCTGAGTAAATGAGGATAACTCCATCAAAAACTCGGATACCCACGGATTCGATTCCTCTCTTGGAATGTAAACCATGCCCGAATCAACGAAAGCTAATATATCGTTAATACGGCTACCTTTGTCCTTAACCCTGACTAGACCTGTGGTGGGAATTCCAATCTCACCTAAACTTTGCATGATTCCCGGCCCCGACCCGGCCTCTTCGATCATAAATCTGCTAACTGGAAAGTCTTTTTGCTCTTCACAATGTTTTCTATAGAATACGGCTGCGGTACGCACAAACTCAGGCAAAGTCCATTTACCTCTAATCTGATCCAGCAAATATGCCTTACCCTTATGCTTTGCCCAGCATTGTATCACATACCAATCATTACCCTGCCCTTTTTTAATAGCGGTATCGCAGGTCATAATCTTATCTTCCCATCCCAGTAACTCATTGTCATGCCTGCGTAAGGATTCTACCTGAATCAAATTACCACCCTGAGCCACGGGTTCTTGCTGATACTGAGATGCCAATACATACCGCCCAACCCTAGTATTTTTTAACCCAAGTAAGGTATCGGTACTAATTGTCTCAGGTATGGTAGAAATGTCATTAACCAACGCAGGAAATTTCAAAAGCAGGCATTGGTTAGGATATGTAGAAAGCAGGTATCCACAAAGGTCATCAGGACTCAACCTTTGAGCATTTATGATAATCGGGCAATACCTGTCAGAATTTCTTCTGTTCTTAAGCGTGGTCTCTATCCATTGCCTCACTTCGGCACTTCTGTTCTTCGATAAGGCATCATCTGGCTTCGCAGGGTCATCTACCCCTATTACACCCCCTGCCGGCCTTTTAAGGCCACCACCTTTGCCCGTAATCGTGCCCTGAGTGCCTTGTGCATAGATGTTACCATCAAATACTGTGGTAATCTTATCAGCCCTCTTACTATCCAACAGATTCCCAAACAAGCTAACATACCAATCCCTTTCCATAACCTTACCCACATAATCCAAATTAACCTGTGCTATATCCGCACTATACGAACAATGGATAATCTGAGAATCAGGAAAATACCCTATCCCCCATGTATAACAGGCTTCTAATATCTTGGTCTTACCCGTTCTAGGTGCGATGTTAATAATCACATATTGGATATGAGATGGCAACAACCCCAAGTACGCATCTTGTAACGTATCACAAATACTCTTATGAAAAGTTTTAAGTGGTAACTGTATCTTGTTTTCAGGTATAAATACCTCACTAAAATACGTCCATAAACTAATAAACTCTTTTTCAATATCTCCTGGCGTATCGACCACTTCTAACAAATTATTATTATTTTTTTGAATCATAGGGTTGATTTGTTACATAAATACCTAGTATCGACCAGTTTATGTAATATTTTTTTATTTTTTGGTGTATAGGTCTATATTTATTTGAGATTGGCTTAGTTTTAGTACTTGGACTCCCTACTCTGGCATGGTTTTTAAGTGGCTGGGCTGGTTTGGTCAGGTGGCATGATCTCTAGGTGTATAGGCAAGGCAGGTGCAGGCTCTGTTTGGTCAGGTAGGGCAGGTGCAGGGTCTGGGTAGGTCTGGTCAGGTCTGGTCTGCTCGGTACGTTCCCTTTCACGTTGTTGTCGTAAAAAGGCAATCTTGTCCTGTATCGAAGAGTTTTTAAGACGAGAGAGAGACGAGCCTTCTTTGGTCAATTCGGTCAACTCGAGCCGTTGTCCAATATCGCCCGCCAATGCTGAGTCTGCCATTATAGCCTTTATGACGTCTGAGTAGCTAGCAGATCTGTCGTTGATTATCTCTGCTAGCCTTAGCCTTCTCTCTTGTAGGGTCAGGGTTAAACCCAACGCTCCTGCTTTCTTGTGTTCGGCTATATGTCGTTTAATGTGTTCTCTGTTTAAGACTCTGAATAGTTGAGAATTGGCTTGCTGGTTGGTTAGGTGGTGCTTTTGGTACGCTTCCTTATATGACTCTATTTGGCTTTTCCCTTCGAAGATTCCCTTTAGGAACGTCTGTTCTTTCTCTGTTAAGGGTTTTAAGGATTTATCTTTGGTCAAGGTTACAGTCACGCTCTGTCTTTCATCTGCTTAGGATTTAGGGTCAAGGTATTAAGTTATAAATAAGCGTGAATTATTCGCTTGAATAGTTCCCTAGGTAATATAGTGTGTTATCAAGCTGGGATAAACTCGGCTTAAACTAAATAAACTCAAATGACTATTGTATCTGTTAAGCTAAACAAAGTCGGTGCAGACTATGAAAAGTCTGTTAACCTAATCGAATCCCTTAGGGCTTCGGGTTGGTCGGTGTTATCAGTAAGCGAAACGCAAGAACCTCAGGTTATACTTGGCTATGCTGAAAGCGATGAGTCTTTTTACTCATTAGACGGGGGGGAAGCATGAAATCTAACTTACTAGCTATAAAGTTAGAAAAACGCAGGCGGTCATTTCTTAAGGAAGTTGCCTTAAGGGAATTTTCTGCGTGTGCAAATGGCACGTTTGCTAATTGGTGTAACGGTGAACGTGTTCTTACATGTAACGAGACGAACACTAATTTTATTCTGAGAAATTACGCATCGTGTTTAGACCTTGAAAGGGTTTTTGATATTATAGAGCCTCGATACCATGACGTAGAATACCATTACAGAGATTACGATCATTGTTTAAATAGCACGCAAATTAAACTACCTGTTCAATTTTCAAGTATTGCGGAAGAGTCTGAGTGGTTAAAGTTTCCCTCAACTTTAGCCTTGTTACGCAAGGCTAGTAATAAGCGTGAGCTTATTCATGGAATAATGATAAACAGAGGTTCAAATTTTACACGCAGTTTATTTGCTCTTAGAAAACACAAAAGGGCTCAGGGTCGTGACGTAGTGAATTTTAACAATGTATCCATCGTTAAAAAGTATCGTCAAATGCCATTAACGCCGGATAATTTTAAATATGATCGGTGCATAGGCGTTGAAATTGAGTGTGGAGTGGGCGGTAGTTTAGGCGATAAATTGCCATTGTGGGCTAGGGAAAAAGGCGATGGAAGTATTCAATTACCTAATGCCATTGAATTTAACTTACTCGTTAAGCGTAGTGAGTTAGAAATGCGTTTGAGTCGCTTCACTAATCTTATTAAGAACACGCATAAAGTAAACCGATCTTGCGGTCTCCATGTACATTTAGACGTGAGAGGCAGGGCTGAAGATGACGTTTACAAATTAGCTAAAAAATTAAATGCGTGGTTATACGCTCTTAGGGAATTCGTGCCCGAATCTCGCAGGGGAGTGAACGGCGAAAATAACTTTTGTAAATTTGGAGTGACCAAAAATCCGAATGATCGTTATCACGCCGTCAACTTTGCTTCGTTTCGCCGTTATCGCTCTTTGGAGATTCGCCTACATTCTGGAACGACTGATTATACTAAGATAATATCGTGGATTCGTTTGCTTGAAACCTTAATGGTTATTAAAGCTCCTACAAAAAACGTAGAGGGTATAAACGCTCTCGCACTCGTTCCGCTCTGTGAATACGAAAAGTCTTATTGGCTCAAACGTCACCAAGAGTTGAACCCTCGCTTATATACGTCCACCACGCCCGCAACCGAAAATGAATCTACTAACGACTAAATAATATGTGTAAAATAGCTATTCTCACTCACCATAACCCGAAGCAACTTTCGGAAATTATTCAAGCTCTCTGGACTGATTTCTCTATAAGCGAAAAAGACGGATTCGGGGCAACTTGGATAAGTACAAGCGGTAAGCTAGTGTATTTGAAATCTTCAACTCCTAGCGTGGTGGGCAATTCATTACCTAAATTCGTTGAGGGTTTTTATACGCTTTCGGATAAACTGGAAAGCAACGGCGGAAGTTTACTTGTTCACGCTCGCACGGCAACCTGTGACGTGAGTTTAGAAAATTGTCACCCGATGCTTTCAGGCACGTCTGCGTTGATTCACAACGGTGTGGTGTCCTCAAAGTATTATAAAAATTCAAAGCGTACTTCGTGCGACTCTGAGCTAATACTCAACGCATGGAAACATGGCGTTAAGCAGGGCAACTCCCTCGACAATATAGCAGACTGTATTCAAGGATACTATGCTTTCGGGATTTTATCCGCAACTAAGCAGGGAGAAATTTTAGACGTGGTCAGAGATTCCAGAGCGTCTCTATATTGCGGTCAGACTGAGCTAGGGTATTGTTTTTCTACTACTCGTGAAGGTGTTCGCATTTCTGGCGGTAATTTTCTCGGGGAATTTAGTAAAAATACTCATGCTCAGTTTATTGACGGCAACTTAATTAAGACGCAGAAATTCACGCCGTATATTGCATCTGTTAAGGACTACGGGTTTGAACGTCAAGCTAGCAGGGCGTTTGCAGACTATAAACCTTACAGTTATGAACGTGGCTTATTGCCCGAAGAAACAGACGAGGATCTATATACAGACGCTAAATTACAAGGTCTCTAAATAATTTTAGAGCCTTAAAAAACCTTTACCTTAACCGGTAAGGGTTTTTTCAGTCTCTTAATTTTTAAGCGGTAATAAATGAACACGAAAGCTATTAAACACGTTCAATACAAAAAACAGTCAGACGGATTCGCCGTCTGGATTCCTACACGTTCGGGCAATTACTTAAAAACTTTTTCCGACTATGACTTAGCGGTTTTATTTGTAATAAAATTCGGGGGCGGTCTTAAAATAATAAAAAACACTTATGAATACTTTTAAAAAAATAAGGGACTCCCCCGAAAATCTTAAGTTTATTTAGTTATCATCAAACCCGCTTGCGTCATATAGTCGCAAATGCGTTTCGGTAATGAGTGCGTTCAATACGGATTCCGTATATATTACGTTCAATACGGATTCGGTATAGAACACGTTCACCTATTAACTCGTTTTTTGATTTTTTTAATTTTATAAATAAAAATACTTTAATTTTAATTTCCCCGATTTTTTTCGGGATTTTTTCAACCACAAATAAATACTACAATGCCAAACTGCAAAAATACAGAATCGTTAAACACTAATAACAATAACAATACTAATCCTATTAGGGTAGATTCCTTTGACTGGGAAAATATTATAGAATGGATCGTTTTAGGAGCTATTGATGCTCATAAGTTTCATGGGAAAGGATCATTCCACGGCAAGGAATCTGTCGAGGAATGTATAGAAGATACAATAGAAGCATTAAAAGATAATGCTTTATCTCATTATGAAGAAATTAAATCCCAAGAGGGTAAATAACCTAGCGTTGGGTTATATATACAACAGTAACAATTAAATAAAAAGGATAACAACAATGGGCATGGACTTAAAACCAATTAACCCTTCACCAGATGCACCTCAAGATGAATATGGTATTGTCTGGGGAAGATACAACTGGAGCGGTTGGAGTGAACTAATAAATTACTTAGACAAATGGGAAATAGATACGTCTCAACTCTGTCATTACAATGATGGAAAAATAATATCAGAAGATAAATGTATAGAAATAGCTGATGCTATTGAAAACAACCTTAATAAAATTAAACCAGATGAACGAGATTGGTATAAAGCCGATATCGTGCTTTGGAGAACTTGCGGTGGATACGAACAATGGTAATAACAAAAATAAAAACTCAAATGAAAACAAATACAGAAACAAACACAGACACAGAAACTAAAAAGAAAACATACTGCATTGAATATTCAGAAACTGTAACTTATAAGGAATTTATAGAAGCTGAAGATGAAGATGAAGCTAATGAAAAATTCTTTGAAGATTTCAATTATGAGCCATTAGAAACAAGCTCTAATTATTTAGATATTACTGAAGTAAATGATGAGGAAGGCGAAGACAATGAGTGAATACACAGTCATTAACCACTACACGCTTAAGGTAATGCATTTTGTTGAAGCAGAGTCGCAGGAACAAGCCGAGGAAATAGCTAGAGATAAAGAAACCAATATGTCCGACCATGACATATTGGAAATGGGCTTGGACTACTGCAAAACAGAAAGCTACAAGCGTTAAGTAGTTTCTATATTAGGACATTCATCGCTAGGTCTATGCCTAGCGATTGATGTTTTTACGAACTTAGTAAAATCGTTTTGCCTGACACACTCGTCTAGGTTTTGGGCAATCGTTTTATTGGGGCGTACATGCTCGGGCAAATTTTTGCCTTTTGTCATTTCGTCCCAATGATGCACGGCTTTTTTGCCACCCAAAGCCTTCATGCCAGCTTCGGTATGTGCCCACTTTTTTTGTGCTTCAGAAACGTATGGCATTAAGAACCTTTTGGCCTGCCACCCTGTGCACCATTTACTTGTGATGCATGGGTTTTTTTTGCTGATGTGCTACTGCCTAAAATTCTAGCAGCTTCAGATTTACCTGTAATCTCACCAGCACTAGCCATACGAGCTACGTTCTGGGCGTGTACTGAGCTTTTGGGGGCACAGTTATCGTAGGGGAGATTGCCGTGCTGAGGGTAGGTTGGTTGACGACCTGTGGTATCGGTTGTTGTATCCATGTGTTATTATAACCTAGCGTTGGGTTAGAAGAGATTGAGGTTGCCCCCTTGACGTAAACTGGGCTTTGGACTTTGAAGTTTATCATGTTGTGGAATATCGTCCTGTAGTACTTGTTTCGATGCGGTTGTATAGGTTGCTTTATTACCTTCCGCATGCATGCGAGCTACGTTCTGGGCATGAGGGCTATTGTTACGAATAGGTTGATTGCCCATATGGGGTATAGACCCATTAGTCTTAACTTGATCCCATTGTGGGATTGATATAGAGAAAGGAAGTAGCACACCCCTAAATTTAACCTATTATACCCACAATCAAGCCAAATTATATATGAATCTGGAAGATGTAAGACAGGGGCAATTTGTCAAATTCGAGGGAGAACCCTATGTCGTTGTGCTTATTGTAGATAATAAATACATAGCTTTATCCAAAGTGACAGGCGGTTTGGTTGTGCCACCTGATATTATAGAAGAATACTTTTTTGACCACGAAACACGAATAACCAAAGTTAAAAATGAAAAATAAAAAAACTACAAAGAAAAAGCTAATAAAAGATGAAAAGCAGAATTGTTTAAAACTGCTTAAATATGCTAATGATGATGTTAAATATCTTTTAGAAAGATTAAATGATATAAAGGAATCACAATGTGAATTACAAATTAAATTAAATAAGGCTGAAACAAATCGTGATAAAGCCAATGTCGAATGTGAGATTTGCAATGAACAACTTATCGTTTTAATGGATTTGTTAGATAAGTTAGACGCAAGTAAGTTGTTTAGATTGTTATTTAAATCACAGGCTAAAAATTATCGTGCATTTCTAATGCAGAAATTCCCTGTCGAAACTCATTACGAAACCACATCAGACACCGTTACATACAGTCAGGACAAAATCGGCTAATCAGGTTTTAAATATATTGATTTTTTATTTAACCCGATTAGACTGATCGGGTTATTTTTAAAGTCTAATTGTTTTTTATATGTGTTAAACCGACTGTCTTAACCGATAGTCGGTTTTTCGTTTCCAATAGGCTCGAAACAGGTACACCTCACCCCCTATACAGGGAATGAGTAGGTTTTATGATTCCAATAAGGACATCACAGTTTACAACAATACTACTAGCTTACTTGGCATTATCTATTCAATAAGTCCGAGCCAAGTGTTTCAAAAGGTTACTCAAATATAGACACAGTGCCTAACAATATATACCCTATTACAGGATCTCCCTGTACATCATGCTTGGTCGGAAAAGTAGTATCTCACTAGAGCTAGGCTCTAATAGGATTTAAAGCAATATGGTTTGTGGTCAATATTGCTACCAAAATCTTTCACCTTCACTCACTAGGGTTTCTAGCTTCAAGAGTGCGGTTGCGAAAGTTTATATGTAGTAGCCAAACTTACAAAGCTAGAAACTGTATTGCCGAAAGTATATCGCCATCGTAACGATATAATCTCGTTGTAGTCCTTTAACGGGTCTTGTCAAGCAGGCACTAAAAAACCCCACGCTAGTGAGGTTGTTTAGACGATGTACGAATACAATATAGTTCTAGCTATATAAACCGCACAAACACCACTCTATGCAACTTATGCATATAATCAACAACTTTCCGCAACTGTCCGCTACTGTACGCAACTGTCCACTATTTTTAACCGCCATGTTGTGATTTAGATCATGGAGATAAATTTATCGTTAGTGAAATTGCATTTTTGCTAGAGAAGTTGCTCGCATAGTTTATAAATTAGCTGATGCTATGTTAGAAGCTAGAGCTAGATGAATAATTTAGGCGCAGATAGTTTAATGCTAGAACATTTTCTACTCCAAGAAAGTAGT